GGCGTTTATGCAGTATCAGGCAATGGCTGGCAATCTGGGGAACGTCGCTTCTACCCAACGCTCAGCAATCGAGAGCTATGATCCGTTCGCAGCTATCCAGAACACACTGTCCATGCGCACTGCTCAAGACGCTGCCTACCAGCCAGTAACGAGCGCACTGTCTTCAACCGGTGCACAGACAGCTTCAAGCCCGATCGGCTACTACAACTTCGATAACAATCGTCAGCGTTCACGACTCGACGACCTGTTCGCCTAACACCACAGATCGTTAACCTCTCCACTGCGCGCCTGTATCATCGAATATGGCATCCCTTCTCGATCGCATAACGTCCTATCTGAGCCGTCCAAAGACGCTTGCTTCGGCAAACCAGAACACTGCCAATCTGCGCAACACAATCGCCAACTTCCGTGTCGCGCCTGATAAGCCAACCCTCTCACAAGCCTGGCAAAGCTCACTACAAAACAATCTCCCGGCACTCATGGCTCGTGGGCAGTCATTTGGCAATGAGCGTATCGATCGACTGGTAAATCCGGTCGTCAAACCCGCTGGACAGATGGCTGGTGGCCTGATCTCTGGCCTCTCACTGGGGTTTGTGAATCCGACGAAGAACATTGAGCCCACCAATCGGATCGAGCGCGGTGCCAACATCGCGGGGAATGTGCTGGGTGTCTTCAACCCGATCGGCGCTGGAAATCAGATACTGGGACGAGTCGGCACACTGGGCACGAAGTGGGGGAGCAATCTGGCGGTTCGAGCTGGTGCTCCAACAGCGTCGAAGGCGATTGGTGCCCTTTTAGGTGAGGTTGCTCAAACAGGCACAATGCTGACTGCTTCCAAAGCGACGGGGCGGGAGTTCAATCCGGTAACAGATCTTGCCTTTGGCTTGGGCACACGGGGTGCACTGGGAGCTGTCTATAAAGGGCTCAGTCGTGGGGTGCCAAAGGGCTACTCACCACGAGTCAACAACGTGCACCCGATGGACGTGCGTGATGTCGAGGCAGCACTTGATGTCATCAACACCAAAGGAGCAGATCGTAACGCACGTGGGGAGGCCTGGAAGACGATCCAGAACGTTATTGAGGCATATACGCCGGGCTACAAGAATGCCTCCAATGCAAAGGTCAAGCGGGTTGTCGAAGATCTTCTCGATCGTCACTACAAACGGATTGACGCACTCCCAGACGGTTCGGTAGGGCTTGTCGGATCACCAAACACTAAACGGGTGCCTCAATCACTCAAGACGGACAAGTTTGCACTCAACAACCGTCAGCGCCGAACCCTGGTCAATCTCCAGAAGACACTGGGGCTTGATACAAGAAACGTTCGTTCATTTGAGGATATGAAGGCTGCCGCAGCTGAGCTTGGCACGACTCCACAACGCCTGCTCAAAGACATTGAAAATGGACGCATCACCGATAAGGAAGTGGTTGCACTCGGCAACGTGATCTCTACCTCCAGCAAGCGGATTGCAGGCTTGAGTCGCAAGCTCAAGGCTGACCCAATGAACACCACGATCCAGAACCAGCTCCGCGCTGAAGAACAGCTTCTGCACCAGGCACTTTCCAAACGCATCAAGGGTGGCACGGAGGCTGGACGTGCTGTTGCGTCCTTCCGGATCATTGCCAACAAGACGATGGATCCTGGCTACTGGCTGTCCAAGGCGCGCCAGCAGATCGATCTGCCAGAGGGCAAGGAGATCCCAACCGATGTGGTGACCGCAATCAACGACTACATCAAGAACAATGATCGTTTGGGTCTGGCTACGTTCGTTTCCCGTCTGGGGGAATCCAGTGGCGCAGAGAAAGCAGTCGCACTGTGGAAAGCAGGCCTGCTCACTGGTCTGCGGACGCACGAGGCTAACGTTATTTCCAATACCGCGTTTAGTGGGCTGGAGGCAGTCAAAGATCTCCCGGCAACGCTGTTTGATCTGGGGGCATCTGTCCTGACGGGCAAGCGATCCAAGACTGTCTCGGGTCGTCAGTTAACAGGGATTGTCACGGGCGCAAAGAAAGGCGCAGGAGAAGCCTACGATTACTTACGAACAGGGATAGATCCTCAGGATATTGGCAAGGCTGAAGTCCACAAACCGATTCGCTTCGGTGATTCGGTTGCTGGCCGCGCTGCCCAACGCTACGTTGACACGATCTTTCGTGGTCTTGGCGCAGCTGACAAGGTCTTCTACCGCAGTGCATTCACCAGGTCACTTGAAGAACAGCTCAAGCTTGCCAAGCTCAATGGTGCCTCTGCAGAGGAACTCTCCAGTCTTCGCACTGCACCAACCGAGTCGATGCTTGCCCGTGCTGATCTGGATGCACGCTACGCAACCTTTACCAAGGAGAACGCACTCTCTGATGCGATTAAAGGTGCGAAGCGCTCTGGAGGCGGTGCGGTTCGTGCCGGACTGGATATCCTGGCGCCCTTCACGCGTACGCCGACCAATGTGGCAACGGCTCTCCTTGATTACTCACCAGCAGGGTTTGTGAAGACACTCGTGCAGGCAGCGCTGAAGAGAGGCTCGGTCGATCAGAAGATGCTTTCTGAGTCCTTTGGTCGCTCAGTCACCGGAACTGGGCTCGTCTGGGCAGGCTATGAGCTGGCTAAGAATGGTCTGATTACCGGGCCATCGTCTGCATCCTCGTCTGAGCGTGCCCAGCAGGATCTTGAAGGAGAGAGCGCCAACAGCATCATGGTGGGTGGGAAATGGCGATCACTCAATCGAGTCTCCCCAGTCGGGAATCTGTTGATCCTGGGGGCTGAGGCCTACAACAACGACCTCGATCCAGTGAAGACCGGGTTTGGTGCGACAAAGGCGATTACCGAGCAGACGTTTCTCAAGGGGCTGTCCTCTGGGCTCAAGGCAGTGTCAGAACCCGACCGGTTTGCTCCGGCTTTTGCCGAGAATACAGTCTCAGGGCTGATCCCGACCCTCTCAGCTGATATTGCTCGTGGCACAGATGATTATCGTCGTGACCCAGAGGGGATCGTCGAGAACATCATGGAGCGTCTTCCCGGGCTTCGTGAGCGTCTGCCTGCCAAGCTCGATCAGTTCGGCAATCCGATCAAGCAGGAAGGTGGACTCGTCAGCGCACTCACCGATCCGTTCAACTCCCGCACACCAAACCCTGACGCGCTTGTCCAGGAACTCAAACGGGTTGGCTACAACCTCAATTACGTTGGCGATGAGATCGCAGGAGAGGAACTGACGCGACCACAACAGCGGGAATACCAGCGCAGGGCAGGTTCTTACACCCAGGCACTTCTCCCGGGTGTTGTCAGTTCTGCGTCCTATCAGGCATCAGACACCGACACCCAGCGTTCGATTGTCGAGCGGGTCGTCAATCGCGCTAAAGATTTTGCCCGCGAGGAGCTGAAAGCACAGGGACTGGACACGATTACCGAGGATCAACCAGGGCAAGCTGATGCTTCGGGGTTGGCAACGAACGGCAAGAAGACACCATACGTCTTCTATGACGCGGAAAACGATCAGGTGAAAGTGATCGATCTGGATTTTGCGGTCAAACCTCCAGAGCTGACCGGCAACAGCGAACTGGATAAGAAATTGACCTCCAAGTTCAAGTCCGAGATCACATCCAGGATCAACGATGTCGTTACCTTGTATAAGCAGGGGCAGTTGACCGCAGAAGAAGCTGAAGCGCTGATTACCAGCCTGGAGCAGAGCCGTGGTGGATCGGGGAGCGGTGGACGAAAGGGAGCAACCAAAGCGCAGATTGCTTCAGCCATTGGCAAGATCCGCACCGCAGCGAGTAATGCACAGCCTGAGCAGGTAAAGCAGGGGAGTACGCGGGTTACCCAGCGCTCACTTGGCTCACTGCCATCCATATCCAGCAAGGCGGGAAGCTCACTGGTCAACAGTGCCCGTATCGGCTCAACGACCGATGTCGACGAGCTCATCAGGCGCTATGCAAGTCGCTAGGCGTTAACCGCTTCGGGTTCATCCCCTACAATCGAGTATATGTCCCTTGCCAGACCAAACAAGCGCTTTTCCACGACTCTCTATCAGGCAGCAGACGATACACAGACAACGCTCTATCCCAATGCCGTGCCGGTCAATGTGCCGTGCTATCTGCTTCTTGAACCCAAGACGGACAAGGAAGAGCTGGTCAAGGTCACAGCCAAATCGACAAATTCGATCACGGTCATACGTGCGCAAGGCGGAACATCAGCAACTGATCACGGCATCGGTGCCGCACTCGTAGACTTCAACGTTCCTGAGTACTTTGACGACCTGGCTGATGCGTACGAGGCTGTTTTCAATGATGACGGTACGCCAAAAGATGACGGTGTACTGGTAACGCTGACAGGAACACAGACGCTCACCAACAAGACGCTGACCAGTCCGATGCTCAACGGCGATCTCACAGGAGACGCGATTCTCGACGAGGACGACATGGCGTCAGATTCGGCTACCAAGGTTCCGACCCAGCAGAGTGTCAAGGCGTATGTGGATGCCAACGCTGGGAACACTGATGGCTGGACCGAGATCACCGATACCCTGACCTATGCTTCAGCAACCAGCTTCACGATCGCAGGAGTCGACCGCACGGCCGTCTACACCAAAGGAACTCGCATCAAGCTGACTCAGACGAGTACCAAGTACTTCGTTGTGACAAGCTCTAGCTTCTCCACCAACACGACCGTCAACATCACCGCAGGCACGGACTACACCCTGGCCAACGCAGCAATCACGAACCCGTTCTACAGCTACCAGGCAAACCCCCAAGGGTATCCAGGCACCTTCAACTACACGCCTACGCTCACGGGATTCTCATCTAACCCTACTGACGTTATCGGGCATTTCTCCGTGATCGGTAATGAATGTTCAGTTGTTGTTGACGACTCAGGCAACGGGACCAGTAATTCGACAGGGAAAACGTGGTCGTTGCCTATTACAAGCGCTGGATATGCTGGGTCTATCAACGTCGCAATCAACAACGGCTCACAGGCGATGGCCAACCACATCGTAGATCCGACCGAAACCGTCGTAAATTCGTATCTAGCTCCCTCAGGAACGTTTACGAACTCTGGAGGATGTCGGCTGTTCCCTAACGGGTTAAGGCTGACATACAAGTTCTAATCCTTACCCATTTCTCACACTCGTCTTAGACGACAAGGGAGAATAGGGGGGGCGGACATTATCAACCGAATTATGACAGACCCAACATCAATTGACACGATCACCAATCTCGGCGGAACGGGGGCAATCGTTGCCCTTTTCATTTTGTATCTCAAGAGCCGTGACCAGAGCATGGAACGCTTCATGGATCGCTTCACCACCCGCTTTGATGAGTCAACATCCAAGATGGCTGACAAGCTGGAGCAACTGGCTCATGCGATCGGAAGCCTTGAAAGACGCCTGAACGAAGTCGAGAGCAAGCAAAAGCGACGGGGGAGACCTCGTAAAACATCATGACCTTAGACGAGTTCATCAAACAGCACAGTGGCAAATACCTTGAGGTGGCAGGTTCACCAGGGGCAGAGAACCAGTGCGTAGACCTTGCCAATGGCTACATCCGTGACGTGCTGAGATTGCCGATCATCGAATGGACCAACGCCAAAGACTTCCCCAGTAAGGCTGGAAGTGCATACAGCTGGATACCCAATACCCCCGAAGCAATCATCCAGAAAGGCGATATCCCCGTCTGGAGAGGCAACGTGGCAGGAATTACTGGCTCTGCTGGTCATATCGCTGTTGCGGTGTCTGGTGACATAAACCGTTTCACCTCATTTGACCAGAATTTCCCCACCGGTTCCCCCTGCAAACTCGTCACTCACACCTACACCGGAGTCACTGGCTGGCTTCGAGCTAAAGCAGGGGGAGGTGACGGATCAATGACCTACAAAGGCTATGACCTCTCAAACGCTGAGAGCATGAAGGTCGCCGTTGATGTACTGGTACGGGTGCAAGCTGGTGAGTTTGTTGACAAACCTCTGCACGAAGAAACCGTCCGCAACCTGAACGAATCTATCGCTAGTAAAGACCGCGAGATCACCGAACTGCAAGCGCAGAAGAAAACCGTTGAGGCTGAGCGTGATGAAGCCAAACGGCAGGTTAAGACCTATAAGACTGATGCGTTGAAGCTTCCCGCTGTCATGCAGGAGCTCTCAGACACCAAAGAGTCCAGGCAGGGCTACATCGACGAGAACGTGATGCTTTCCAAGGCAATTGAAGAACGTGACGCCGAGCTAAAGCGACTGGAAGATGACGCACTCGCACTTCTGATCCGCAAAATCATGCGTGTGATTAGAGGAGGTGAGCAACGTGGCTAAACAACCAACGATCAACTACCCGTATTACAAGCGGTTGGTCTGGCAGTTCGTCCGCTCTGGCATCGCTGGAGGGGTTGCTACCGCACTGACGGTGACTGTCGTGCTTCAACCTGACCTGTCCAACTACAAGCCGTTTGTCCTGGCACTGACCTCTGCGTTTGTGGCTGGGTTCGTCGGAGCGTCTGGAAAGGCAATTCGTAACTACTTCAATGGTGGTGACAAGGGAGCGCCAATCGAGAAGCTCCCGATCTAAGACCTATGGACGACTACACGACCGACAGCCGTGGGTACTACCACGCGTCCTACTACGAGCAAAAGAGAGTCAAGCGCAGACCACTGGCGTTTGACAGTGGCAACAGTCATTATGAGGACATCCCGCTCAACCTCCGAACGACCGTGAAATTCGCATAATGTATCTTATAAGAATTCCCACAACGCCCCGTTTTGGCTTCTACAAGCCTCAAATCACACTCACGGTACATATCCCATAATCCGTTGACATAAGCTGTAGCCTGTCAACTAACGAAATCGGCACTTTTGCCTCGTTATGTTTCGTAGCGGGTATAGTTGTAGCCCTCCGGGTAAATGGTCTTTCGTCCAAGTTCCCGCAGGACGGCTTCAGCATATGCATGAGCCTGTGCCTCCTTGACGGGCCTGTCGAGATCCTTGCCGGGGCTCGCGTGATGCCCAGCCACGTTGTGTCCAACCTCATGCAGGAAGATATAAAAGAACGAATCTAGGCGTGAGCCGTCAACGCCGAATAAACCACTAGAGTTACCAGCCCAACCCTCGCCGCTTGCCTGCTTCAATGCCTCAGGATCGTACGTGGCCTTTGGGAGATACTCGACGACTTCCTTGTATCGATTGGGTCTCTTGGATTCGAGTTCGTCCAAAATCGCCGTTACAGCTTTTACAAATCCCCGAGGACCACTGATCGGAAGATCCGCACGGCTAGGGAATCTCGGTGGCGCGACAAGAAATGGAAGGTACTGCCGACGTGGTGTGTCAGTGACTGGATGTTGCTCAAGGATATGCTTGATCGTAAACGAGATGACCGGAGTCTTTTCTCCGACTCGGACATGCTCACGTGGAACCGCCTCGTAACCGATCAGGCCAGAATCAGTCACCTCGATCTGCGTGTGGTAGTTCCCAATCCGCAGATTCAGCATCTCGCCGTTACGCGTGATGTCCCAGGTGCCACTCCACTTCTCGTGAGGACGTGCGGGGTCCCATTCTGTCAATGTGCCGTCAGGGTGACAGGTAAGTTCGCGACTCACACCATCTCTTCGTTTCGTCCAACGTCCTTGAGTGACTAGCTCAGAGGTGAAGCCCATGCGTCATATCCCAACTAGGATCTCAAACGTTTGTTCGTTACAATCATCATCATGATCATTGCAACAGCCAGTCAGAAAGGTGGGGTCGGCAAAACAGCAACGTCTGTCAACCTGGCTTCCTGCCTGGGACAGCGAACACTGCTCGTTGACCTCGACCCACAAGGTGCCTGCTCGATCTCACTGGGGATCGATCCAGACAGCCTCTCAACGACGATCTATGACGCACTCACCGAGCGCGCGAATATCCGTGATGTGATTCTCCCGACATCCTACGGCTTTGACCTGGCACCGTCAAACATTGATCTTGCCGAGGCTGAACTTGCGCTGGCTGCGACACCAGGACGGGAGTTTGCACTCAGACGGGCACTCTCCCCGGTACTGGATAGCTATGACCAGATCGTGATCGATACACCGCCAACACTGGGACTACTCACGATGAACGCGTTTGCCGTAGCAGACAGTGTGTTGATTCCCGTCTCAACTCAACTCCTGAGCCTGCGTGGCCTTGCCACCCTGATGGAGACGATCGAGAAGATCAGGCGTTACTCAATCAACCCGGAGCTTACGGTGCTGGGCATCCTGCCAACCAAGTATGACCGTCGTCTGATCCACGCTCGTCAGGTGCTTGAGTACCTGGATACCTTCACTACCCAGCAAGGCATCCGTCTGTTCAGTCCGGTACGAGCTACCGTGCGGTTTGATGAGTCGGTCAATGAGCACACGCCGTTCGTCCTGCTCTACCCCGACGATGAGGCCAGCAGTGCCTTTAGAGAGGTTGCAGAGCATGTCAGGCAGACGTAAGGCAAAGGAACTGGATACGTCGCTGTTTCGAACCCCAGAACACATCCAGCAAGATCCTGTCCCAACCTCTGGGGATATGTCCCCTGGTGCAGAGGATGAGGTGCGAGTCAAACGCGCGAGCTTTGACCTGCGTGAGGATCAGATCAAGGCGCTGGGGATGCTCAAGTACTCGACTGGCAAGAAGATTTCCGAGCTTGCTCAAGAGGCCATTGACGATCTGTTGAGAAAGTACGGGTAAGCAGTTACACTAGACGCAGAATACTCTTGCGTTTAGGGAAGCTGTGACAAACAGTCAAAGGTTCGAGGGATTTGATCGCCCTCGATACACGCCAACTCCCGACGCTCTAAGGGCTCAATCGAGCCTCTGCTCGGCGTCTCTTGCTCTTGAGGGTTTCACACGCTCGACAGACGCGGAATCGTTCTCGGTAAATGCGGGTGTTTGCTTCATCAAATGGGTGACCCTGCTTACAGTGAGTCTTTCGGGCGTTCGGAGCAGGCACAGACCATTTTTTATACGTGCCGTTGGCGATCTTCACCGCTTTGATCTTCGCCCATCGTCGCTTCGACTTTGTTCGAGCGTGAATCTTCATACAGGCACGACACTCACGACGGCCGTCCTTGTGCAGGTGGGTATTGGGCTCGTCGAACAGGTGTCCTCGTTTGCAGTGCGTCTTAAACTTGTTGTAGTTCGGTTTTACACGCATGTGCTCAGCGTGAGTCATAGGCCTGAGATGCTCGGGCTTGACACAGGGCGGGTTCTCGCAGACATGATGGATGTCCTTGCCGATCGGGTTCTTACCAGTGGCCATCCAGTACGACAGGCGATGAGCTGTCATGGTCTTCCCTTGGGCTCTGAACCATCCGTAACCAAACTGGTGCCGACTGCCAGTCCAAACCCAGCATCCGTTTACCTGGACGTCAACTTTCTTCCAGAAGCGTTCGGCCTCCCGCTCGTCAATCAACACATTCGTCTGGTGCATAACTCTAACTATAGCATAGGAGTTATGTAAAGTGAATGGGCAAAATGAGGAGCGGTTCGAGGGCTTCACCAGGCCACAATATACGCCCTGTCCCGATCAACTATTTGACGTCCTTCTACCCGACCTGTCGCTTGTTGAGCTACGGGTTCTTCTCTATATCATCCGACGCACGTTCGGCTTCAAGAAAGACTCTGACACGATCTCCGTTGCTCAGATGGAGTCAGGCATTGTCACGCGCGATGGCAGACGCCTTGATCGAGGCACTGGGCTTTCTACTGCTGGTGTTCGCAAAGGCTTGCGTGGACTGCTTGAACGAGGCGTGATCGTTGCCATTCAAAACACCGATGAGACGGGAGCGTCCCTCCCAACGACCTATGCCCTGCGCTTCAAAGACGAAGGAACACAGTCGTCACAAGAGGGGGTTTACAGCCGTACACCCTCCCCTGATACAGGCGTACACCCTACCCCTGTACAGGTGGATACCCACAATAAGACAGGACAACAAGATACAGAAGAGACTGATATTCGAATCGAAGTTTTTCTCTCAGATTTCTCAAGAGAGTTCCGAGACCGAGCGCCTGGCAGGGCTTCAATCACTCGTGCAGAGCGGTTGTTCAAAGAGAGCGACCTGGAGTTTGAGGACTTCCGTGGTCTGCTCTATGAGGCTCGAGCCAGAACCAAAAAAGCGACGAACGTCAAGAACAGAATGAGCTATTTCTTCACTGTTCTTGAGAAGCTGGTCGAGGACGAACGCCCCTAACCACCCCTAAACAGGCAGGTGGATCGCCTGAAACCCGACACTCCAAACGACATCCTAGTGGGTTTGCCTGTCCAGACACCTGAAACTGCAACTTCAGCGCGAGCTGATGTGTCGGAAACATACTCCCCGTATCTCCCCTATTGAGTACAGCCTGTGATCGAGTAGCGGGAGTACTCGCTGCGCATTCTCAAGTCGCGTCCAGCACGGTCTGCAAAGCCGCCCGTTTGGCTTGCGACTCCTGCACTGTCGTTTTGGCCCTGCGGGTGATAATGCTCCGCTTTAGGACTTTCGTCAGGTAAGCAAAGCAAGCAAGCATTGCTTTGCCCAAAACCATTATGATAGGAGGTGAAATCACATGACCGTCGTTGAAGAAGCGATTATCCGCGTTGACGCAATCACCACGATGGTGGACATGCTCGTGAAGAACGAGCTACCGGGAGCGGTGAGCCTTGAGAACGTACTCAGTGAGCTGAAGTACCTGTCAGCGTTTTTAAGCGATCAGGGAGAGCCCGCCGAATAGGTGGGCATCTGCCCTACTTCAAACGGAAGTGACCGATGAAAACGTACAAGATGATCCGCATCTATGAAGCTGTGGCTGAGGATAAAGCTGAGGCCTGGAAGCTGTTTCGATCAGCTGAAGAGCAAGGCAACCTCACCGCGTTCCTCTGTTCTGAGTTCGTCAAGGAGAAAGAGGACACGAGCCTTCTTGGACAGGTGATAAAGCAGATTACTGGCTAGTCAGTGACATCGAGGGAGTGGCGCCCCTCGATTCGCTCGGCGCTTCGCAGGGAGCGCGGAAGGCAAAGCCTCCCACATCTCTCTACCCTACTCGCGCTACGTGGATGGGTGTCGAATCGAATCGAAAGGAGGCAGGGATGGACGATCCCATCAAACTACCGGCAACCGTGCTTGTAGCGGTGGCCCTTGAGAGTCTGCGAGACATTGATGGGAATCTTATCTTTCACCTTGGTGGTCGGGGGCACGTCATTGATATGGCGGTGAACTCCCAAGGCGGCGAACAGGCACTCAGACGAATTGACGCCCTTCCTGGTGGGCTGAGGATTAACTATTTGGGACAGCTCGCGCCCTGGAAACTGCCTCATCCAGATGAGATCACCGATCCAGAGGTGCTTGCCATGTTGCGCAGTAGTCCCGGTGTTCTGATGCGCTCAACCCTTCAGGATGGGGTTCAGGAGGCACTGGCAAAGCGCCGTCCCGACTTCCACTTTATCCATATGTTTCTCTTTCACAAGAAAGAGCCACAACTCCAGGGCTGGCGGATGGATCTGAAGAGCGGTCAGGTGTGGGAAGTTCCCGTGGAGGTCACCGGCACACCTAGCTGGGAGTAGTGATGTTTCTCGGCACAGATCTGGACAACCGATTTTGCGACATTAGTATCCCTGATCTGACACGTCGGCAGGGCTTCTACGTTGTTGGCAGGCGTGGGATGGGTAAGTCTACGTTCCTGGAGAGCCTGATCTGTGAGGACATCTACTCGATGTCTGGTGTAGGCGTGATCGACCCGCACGGGAGTCTGATTGATGCTCTGATGAACCGCATTCCAGAGGGTCGAGTGAACGATGTCGTCTATCTGGATGCCTCAGATCCTGAGTATGCATTTGGGCTGAACCTGTTTGACACCAGAGGGATTACGTCAGAGACGATCCGCAGTCGTGCTGTTGATGGTGTTGTTCAGACATTCAAGAAGGTCTGGGGTGTTGGTGAAGATGCTTCTTGGGGCCCACTGCTTGAAGATCTGCTCGCCAACATCACTCACACACTGATGGCAGAAGACGGCATGACGCTTGCTGAGATTCCTGCTCTGCTTTACAAGCCGGTCTTTCGCAAACGGCTGGTCGACCAGCTGGAAAACTGGGTTGTGCAGGACTTCTGGCGCTACGATTGGGACCCACTACGCAACGAACAGCAGATCCGCGACAGGCGCTCAACAACGAACAAGGTTAGAGCGTTCCTGCGCGATCCGGTGTTGCTTCATATTCTGGGGCAGACAACGACTACGGTGGACTTTGCCTCGATCATGAACGAGCGCAAGATCCTGCTTGTGAAGCTCCCACTTGGTCCGGCAGTCAGTGAGACAGCAGTGTCCTTACTTGGCTCGCTCATCGTCGGGCAGATCCTGACAGCGGTGATGAGCAGAACACCAGACGGGAACGCCCCGCACTTTGCGCTCTACTGTGATGAGTTCCAGCGCTTTGCTACCCCTGCGTTTGCCACGCTGATTGATGAGACGCGCAAGTACCGAGTATCAACGACGATCGCTCACCAACGACTCGATCAGCTCGATGATGACTACCGCTCGGTTGCGATGGGTTCGGTCAACTTCGCGCTGTTTCAGCTGACCGGTGATGATGCCTCCGAGTTTGCAACGCAGTTTGATGTGGTTGTCCCCGAAGCTGAGCCAGATCAAAATCAGTGGCAACAGGTTAAGCGGGGTATGCATCCAAATCCCCAGATGGCTGAGAATCTGATGCAGGTGAGCAAAGGGCTGGAGGGGGTTCGTAACACTGCTGAGTGGTATTCAGGAGTGCGTTTTGATCGTAAGGCGTACGATAGAAGCTATGTTTCCTACTATCGAGACGATATTGACTACCATGCAGTTGCAGAGCTGATGAGCTGGCTCGACGACCGGATCACACAGTTCTTTGCTCAAAGCCTGCACCTGTCCGACATTGACGAGGCGATGATGCTCCGGGAGCAACTGTATATCGACCTCGTTTATCGCCTGGAGGGTCTTTACCGGGTCAACACGCAGAGACCTGAACCGCTTCCAGAAGCACTGGAAAGCCTTACTGCGCAGAAAGAGGGCAGGCTCTGGATGCTTAAGAACGGCTTGTTGCCAGCGCTTGCCACCGTTTATTTTATGATCAAAGACGAGCCGATCCGGAGTGGTTCAAGACGGACGGTGGCAGATACCAGAGCGGAGTTTGCCAACCGTCTGGCAACACTCGCTCCGCAAACGATGGCCGTCAGATTCTGGGATGGTGCAAGCTATCAGCAATCGGTGCTGAAGATGGACACGATACAGCCTGGCTATCACAACCCGGAGAAGCACGAGCGAATCCGGTCCTTGAGCAGGCAGCATTACGGTCAACCCCGTGTCGAGGTTGAGGAGCAGATCCGCAGGCGCCGGGATGCACTCGAAACTGAGCCCAACGAGCCGGAACCCGTCATCACTGAGGCACCCAGAAAACTGCGCACCCGGTAACGCAACAGCCAACCGTTGCTATAATGGTTATGCCCTATGATGAGTGAATCTGATGAACGGATCATCCGCCTTGTCGGTCGGATGACCTATGTGACACCTGAGCTGGTCTGCAGACGCTTTTACAGCAAGCGCACGATGACCTATGTTCAGGCGCGCCTGAAAGAGCTCGTCACAAGCAACGTGCTCGTGAGGCGTGGCTGGTCACCTGGTCTTGGCGGTGGCTCTCGCCCCTACGTCTATTCGCTTGCGCCCAGAACCAGGAGCCGTCTGGTTGCCAGTGGGGTGTTGCCAAAGGCGCGCTACCGCCCCAGTGAAGACAAGGCAACCAAGCAGTACCCTGCCCACACGCTGGATGTCAACGAGGTACTGGTGACAGCAGAGCTTACGCCCTCCTTTGCTTCCTTCATCCACGAGCGCACGATCCAGCGCTTTGTGATCCCCTACAAGCCAGATGCCTACATCCAGTTTGATCGTCCGGGCAAGCCCTACGGGATGCTTGTGGAAGTCGATCGTGATACTGAGGACGTGTCCTTCTGGCAGAACAAGATCGAGTCGCTGGTGGAGTTCGTCAACAGTGATGCTTATGACAACTTCTTTCCACATTTTGATGGTGTTCTGATCGTGGGGTTAGGTGAAGCCAGAACAACCCGCCTGCACGCCTGGACTACGAGCACGCTTACCCGCCTGAACATTGACGGTGAGGGCATGTTCCACTACCTGACGCTCGCGCAGGCAAAGGACCCGGAGGCGTTTACGCACATCCTATGAGTACCCGTCCTGCCCTGCCGATCGGACGAGTGCCTGAAGGATCGCTCTGGGAGAAGCTGTTTCCCAAGCGGGTGATGTTATCCGCGCAGGATGCTGGCACACACGTTCACGTGCTTGGCACCTCATCTTCAGGCAAGAGTCGCTGGCTGGCTTCCTACTATCTGGGGCTTGTTGAAGCGGGTATCGGGGTTACCTTAATCGATCCGCATGGGGATCTTGCCAAGCTGATTCTGGGTAAAATCGCACAGGACAAGCCGGAGCATCTGGGAAACACCATCTATCTGGATTTCAAACGCGCTGCGGACAGATCGAGGTTTCTGCCCTTCAACGTACTCAAGCAGGACGGAGCCAGGACGCAGGTCGCGCTCAACATCCTGGAGTCGTTTCATCGTGCCTGGCCGAGCCTCTCAGGTGGGGTGGCACCGCGCTTTGACAAGCTGGTGCTAAACGGGGTCAAGGCACTGACGGCAGGCAACGGCACACTTCCAGATCTGTCCTGGTTTCTGACTGATAAAGGGTTTCGCGCTCAGGTGCTTGAGCATGAGACTGATAATCGGGTGCTTCGCCACTGGCGTAACTGGTACGACAAACTTCCCGACCGATTGCAAAGCGAGTACGCAGACTCGACGCTCTCGCGTGTTGATCTGCTCTCCTTTGATGAGGTGTTGCGCTACTCACTGGGTCATGAAGAGCTGGCATTGAATTTCAGAGAGGTTATGGATCGTGGTCAGCATGTGCTGGTCAATCTGGCTGGGCTGAGCAGTCAGACAGCCCGACTCATCGGCTCACTCTTTACCGTCATGTATGAGCAGGGAGCGCTTTCCCGACACGATAGTGACGTGAGGCGGACGCACGTCGCGATGATCGACGAGTTTGCCCGCTTCAGTGCCCAAAGTGAGGAAGCGATGCAGACGATGCTCTCCCAGACCCGCAAGTACGGGCTGTTTCTGGTGATGGCGCACCAGAACTGGACACAAGCATCCGATCGTCTCAGAGGCGCGATGGGCAATGCCAGGCTCAAGGTAGCGTTCCAGCTGGACAGACCCGATGCCCAGTTGACGGCGCTGAACTTCACTAAGGTTGATGCACGGACGATTGCCACACGTGAGGAGTCAGTCGTCGTATCGGTGTCAGCGTCTGATCAGGTGGAGGCAATCACCCAAACCCTCCAGAACCTGCCCCCACGCCATGCGCTGGTCAAGCTCCCGGATCTGTCTGTCCACCACATCGTGACTGAAGACGTGCTTGATCCAGATATTGATGTCAGCCAGATCGAGCGTGAGCAGATCGAACGCTGGTTTAAGCCCGCGACGATTGAACTGCCCCAACCGACGAGGCTTCCCAGACTCAGCCGTGTTACCCGTGATTGAGAAATAATAAACAAACCTTTATAATTGGATTATGTTGAGCGGTGGACGATTGTGAGCTACGGCTTTGGCCTCGCTTACCTACCCACCAGCTCGACGTTTGAAAGAGATGGAGATCCCAAGACCAACACCCGAGGAAGCAAAGCCTCAGGGTGATCCTCGTATCGATGCAGCCATGCAGCTGCTTGAGGCTGGCATCGACCGCATCCACGACTCAGAAGAGTTCAAACGCTACCTGCAATTTGCCTCAAAATTTCATACCTATAGCGCAAACAATCAGATGCTGATCTGGATGCAGAATCCTGATGCTACCCGCGTCATGGGCTATGGCTCCAAAGACGGGCGCACCGGCTGGAAATCCGTTGGTCGTCAGGTCAGGGCTGGGGAGAAGTCGATCAAGATCTTTGCCCCACTGCTGAAAAGGGAGGTTGATCGTGAGACTGGAGAGGTCATCGAGAGACTGCGTGGCTACAAAATTGTGAGCGTCTTTGATGTGAGCCAGACTGATGGGGACGAGCTTCCGCAAGCACCGCGACCAGACGGAGATCTTGAGAGCTCGACTGAGACCGGCCACCGGCTGTTGATGGCTAACTGGGACTGGCTTGCAGGGGAAGGCGTGGTGCTATTTCGTGCACCGGTACCTGATACACCAGAAGCCAAAGGGTCATATCGTCCAGGACGGGAAGGCAGATCACCCGTGATCCACGTCAGACCAGACCTTGCGATTGACATGCAGGCCAAGACACTGGCGCACGAATCCGCTCATTACCAGGCAGATCATCGCTTTTCCACCCCGCGTGAAGAGGCTGAGCTGGTGGCTGAGAGTTCGGCGTTTGTAGTGGCACAGCACTACGGGCTTGATACCAGTGACTACTCGTTTGGCTATATCACCAACTGGTCACAAGACCGTGAGCTGTTCAAGGAAAAGCTCGGGCAGATCGCCCAGGTTTCAAAGACGCTGATCAACGGTATTGATCGGTTCTACAAAGCACCACTCGACGAACTGCAGAACTAATTGCTCATTGAATCTGACTTGCCAATGTGGTATTATGTTAATTAAGTAACGCACTAAAGTAACGAGTGCCACTTTAAGACACATACCATGGCAAAACGTAGTACTAGGTTAGATCAGCGAAATCGCTTCTTCGACAAGCAAGTTCACATGCAGGTCTGGAAAGACAGCATGGCCGGCCAGAACGAGGAGAAGATCATCGAGATCCTGGCTGACCTAGGGTACGAGCTGGGAATCGACTACGTGCGTCAGCATCCGATCTCAAGTCTATACGTAATCGACTTCGCCTTTCTCAAGGAGCAGGTCGCACTCGAAGTTGATGGTATAGGACATCGGCCTGCAAAGAGCCGAAAGCAGGATGACCGCCGCGATTTTGTGCTCCGTCACAAGGGCTGGGTCACAATCCGGATACCTGAGTGGAAATATGACAAGAACCCGTCCTTTTACAAGGCGCTGATTAAGGAGGTGGTCACACAGCGCCGACAAGAATATGAAAACTACAAACTCGAACTTGATGAATCAAACAACTGAGGACTTCGTCCCGGTTCACACCTACGCCAAACGCCTTGGGGTGCCCAGGCAGACGGTCTACCGCTGGATTCGTGAAGGAAAGATTTCCGCCAGCGACGTCGATGTGAAGACCAAGACCGTCGAACGAATCTACGTTCGTTTGCCATCCAAAGACGAGCTGAAACGATAATAGAGCTATGGAACGACACAAGCCGAGTGAACAACAAACCAAACTGCTGATCGACGAGATCTACGAGTATCGTGGGTTTTACGACGACGGTGGTCGTTGTCGCCTGCGGATCTATGACAGACCGACTGACTCCCCAGTCCTGCTGTTCTCAGAACTGCCCGATAACACCAACACCAGTGTGACCAACATGATCGAGGTGCTGGTTGCAGAAGCCGGAACAAAGCTTTTGCCCCATCGATTTGATTATGAGGATCCGTTTCGGGTGATCGAGCACTATCAGGGCAATCCTGAGGGCAGGGCTGAGGAGCTGAAGAAAGACCGCTACTCACTCGTTGAGTTTGCTGATTACAAGCTCAGGCGTCAGTGGCTTGGTGGTGTTGAACGTGTCGCAATCGGACAACCTGCCTGGAAGCATATTGAACGTCATGACGTGGAGCAGATGATCGGCACTCTCCTGACCTGAACCTATGGAACGCTACAAACCACCATCACGGGAAGAACTGGAAGCTGGGCTTGCAGAGAGCAGGGCCCGCCTGGCTGACCTAGAAGCGCGAGGCAACGACGCCTGTAGCGCCTACGACCTGAGAATGGGCTACGACGCCTCGTTCAATATCCAGCTGGCACGAAATCACATCGCCTATTACACCAGGCAGCTTGCGCCCTACCAGACCCAACCCCAGCAATCAGACTTCTTCTCCAGCCTGAATGTCCGAGAGACTCTCCCATCAGCTGAGGAAGAACGTCCGTGAGCGCCAGCACTACCGTTGTGCACTCTGCGGACAACAACACCCGCCAGGCGGATCTGGCTGTATCTCTGTTCATCACGTTCTGCCTCGTGCTCGAGGCGGACGAGACAACCCAGATAATCTGGTAGGTCTTTGTCGAGGTGAAGGCACAAACGAGTGCCACGATCTGATTGACCACCTAACCTTTGAGCATGGCACGCGCTATGACCAGCTCATGGAGCCAGGCATCGAGTACGCAGTCGGGCTTGCCAACAGCGTACCAGTAAGACAGGTCGAAAAACGAACCTTCTCGCATCGTGTTGCGGTGCGGTAATGTCCTCACACCATGCTCGCAGGAAGTCGCTCGGACTCACGTTCGGCTGCGCTCACGGCAGTCCGCACTTTGTGGCGCGACTGGAAGGGGTCTTCCCCCTCGTTCGTCAACGGTCAAGATGAACGGTCTGCGACCGCCATTGACTTCCTCACCCCGCCCTGAAGTGAGCCAGTTACTTCAGGCAGGTAGCCTGAAGCTATCTAAAGAAAGGAGGTTAAGCATGAAGACGTACTTGGTTACTGCAACGGAAACGCTCTACTACTGCGGTGTTGAGATCGAAGCAGAGAGCGTAGATGAGGCTCGGGAGAAGTATCTGACAGAGATGGATCACGGCATGATAGGTGTCTGCGACAGCGATCTGCACAACGTGACTGTTGATGAGGTGTGAGCCCCTGGGGAGGCTTCCCTATCACGGGCAAGTCTCCCCCCCGTTAGGGGTTCAACCCCTAATCGGTACTTGCATTATGGCAAGTAGTTTGAGATGATGGGAATGCGGTAACCAGTGACTAAGTGAAAAGCCTTTTGATGCGGGTAGCTCCGCAGACTTCACTTAGTCATAGCTACCCGGATCAGAGGGCTTTTTTCATGCCCTGCACTTTGATACCAGGAGGTAATTCAGTGGTAGAAGACCGCGTTATGGAGGCTGGGGACGCCCAGTCAAACCCCGCGGTAGTCGAAGGTTCGAATCCTTTCCTCCTGGCTAAGCACTTTGAGTTTTCGATTGAGGCGTGGCTGAAGAGAGACACTCTATCGCGAGATGTGTCTCAAGGCTTACTTCCTTGCTCAACCTACGGTTACGGTGAAATGGGTGGAAGTAGAACGGGCATGACCTATCGTTGCGAGTCAAACCTCGCCGCCTCTATCGAGATCTTGAGTTCTGATCGCTGATGGTGCGCTTTTCAGCCCGATGACTGTAGAGTCGTCGATCAAGTCATCATCAGCGCTGAGAACTTGAGGGGATCTGTCGAATACAGAGAATAAGACAGATCTAGCTCTTTTCGAAGGGCTGGGTGTTTCCATCTCCCTCAAGTCTCTTCTAATCTATGACTGAATTACCAGACTTCCTGCTCATCCCTAGCGTGATCGTCTCCGATGAGGAGATACCTCCGCTAGCTGGCTACACCTACGGTGTCATCTACTGGTATACCAAGCTCAAGCTTCAGAAATGTATCGCCAGCAACGCTTCGCTTGCCAAGATGCTGAACACCCAACCGCGTAGCATTCAGAGAGCGCTTCAGCAACTTAAGGACAAGGGTTACATACAGGTAGCGCTCGACGAGAAAGGCCACCGAACAGAGATCATCCCACTCGTCGCCTTTGACCTACGACCAGACAGTCGTACCCCCCACGACCAAATGGTCGTACCCCCACGACCAAATGGTCACCATAATAAGAACATTCAACAAGAGAAGTTACTAACTAAAGTTAGTAAGGCAAAAGCCAGGGGATCAGAGGAGACCTACGGTCATGAAGAAATCAACCTCATCCTTAGTCGGTTCAAACAGCATATCGGTGTGATCCCTGCTGATAGACGACCCAGATTCGTAGCCCACAACATCCGTCAGATCATCAACCGCTTTATTCGTGACCACCGGGTAGCCTACCAAGCGGTGAGAGGAGGTGAACTGACATTCGAGTACTTACTCGACAAGGCATGGGAGCATCTGCTGTCCAAGGACTACGGGAATCAGATTGAGAAGCTTGAGACCTTCAAGCTCAAGACCCGTGTCTATCTGGACGGAGCATCCCAAGCCTTGAACAAAGCCTATGAAACCAAGCGACATTAAGAAACAGCTCGAGCAAGTCAAACAGAACCTCCAGGTACTTTACTCTGAGAATGGGTATGACCTGGCCTGCTATGACAAATACTTCCGTCTGAGTCCTGCTGATCGTGCGCGTGTTCGACGAGAGTGGGACGCCTACTACGAAGCATGCCGAAAGTCCCCATCAGAGAGGGCATATCGAACGCAACTGGATGCTTTCAGACAGGATGACATGCCCACAGTACGTCAATTAACGCAAGAAGCACGTCAGCGTCTCGGAAGTCCTGAGACGGTGACACCTCCACGCTTCCCTGTCGATCCCGTAGCCTTTGATCACGCATCGCTGTACGTGATCTATCGCACGCTACTGAGCAGACAACGCGACCTTGAGAGGCGCCAGAAAACCGACGGGCAGTCCTTTGACCTATAAGTCAGAGGGCTGTTCGAGCCTCCCTGCAAAGAACTCACCAGTTAAGAGAGTATTGCGATTATGACAACCTCGTGTTATATTGTACGTACACATGAGAGTTCCTGGAGGATATGAATTTGATCTAACCGTTCGACGTTACGGATACAAGAACGACCCGTATATGCCAATGCCTAAAGGGGACGAAGAGCCAGAGCTTTTAGAGGAACTCAAATACAAATCACTGTCAGTCGTTGAGGTAATCCGTAAACTCCTCGACTACATCACATCATGAACACCACAGACGCTATTTACAAGGAACTCAAGACCCGTATCCGCAACGAAATGCTGGGTGAGGTGTACCGTAAGCTCAAGGGTGAGACTGTTACCCAGGAATCCCTTGCAAACGCTTTCGGTGTCTCCCAAGTCATGATCCACAAACTCGCTAAACGCAAATCCCGCTAGGGGTCCGACCCCTAATTCCCTCTTGCAATCCTCATAACAGTTTGTTATTATGTAAACACTGATATGAACAACCTAACCCAACTTACCACCGATCACAGACGAGTCATGCAACTCATCGCTGAGTACGAATGGCTCGAATCCCAGTCCTTTCACGGCAAGCTCAGAGCTGATCAACTGGACGCAATCCGAGAGATCGAGACGATCCTGATTGCAGACGCTGAAGCCTTGACCGCTCAAATCCACGACATCACAACCCTACTCGACAACCATGACTGCCATCTCAGTGACGAGGACGGCTGTGCTTGTGCCTGGCTCATCGGCGAAGAAGAAGAGGAAGAAGAGTCTCTTGACGCTAGAGACCTGCTTCTTGATTCCATCAGAGCCGATGTTGAAGCAGACCAACTAGACGATGCCAAAGACCTTGACGAGGGCGTTGTCATCACCACCACCAAGACGCTCAATATGCCGATCTACTATGAAGATGAGGAGGTCGTGATCCTGTAAAGCCTATGAAACTCAAACAGACCGGATCCAACCAACTCGTCGCCATCAAGAAGCCATGTAAAAGCTGTGGAGCACCTACTCTCTTCAAGTCCAGCGTCCTGCCTGGAATGCGAATCTGTGATAGCTGTGAGCCGATTGTCCGTGAAGAGAAGGCTTTCCACGATGCCCACATGAGGAACAAACGTTCAAAGACTTCAACCAAGTCACGCAATCGCAGGGGAAGCAACCAGTACCGCACGAAAACCCACTACAAATACGAACAGCCTGTCATGCTGGTCATTCTCATCATCCTGCTTGGTGTGCTGGTGTACGCGGCAATCTCAGGTCTGCTTAACACCAAGCCAGCAGTCACTGAGGCAAACGCTTCCTATATCTCACCAGTTGCCACAGCTTCAGCTACTCCCACGCCTACCGTAACAGTCGAGCCGTCTGGAGATGTTGCAGACATGATCCGCAAGACGTTTGGGATACACGCTGACAAAGCCTTTGCACTCCTTGCATGTGAGAACGCCACGCTGAACCCTCGCGCGGTCAACACGGCTGGCAACGTCCCCGCAGGCAGTCGAGACATCGGTGTTTTCCAGATAAATTCCTATTGGCAGGGTGTGCATGAGAAGTTTCTCTTTGACCCACAGACCAACGTTCAGCTTGCCTGGCAGATATACCGTGACTCAGGCTACAGCTTCAAAATGTGGAGCTGTGGGAAACGTCTGGGCATTTAAGACCTATGGAAAAGAACAAACCAACATACGAACATTCAACACGCAGAGAAGATCACCGTGATCAGCGGGTCAACGGTATCTACTTCCATCCTGAAACTGGGAGACCATTCGTATCCGTTACGACCGTACTTGATGGCACGCTCATGAAATACCCGCTTCTGATCTGGTACGCAAACATGGCTACAAGAGCGATGACAGAGCATCCTGAATGGTCCAGTCTTGGATTTGACGAGGCTAAGAAGCTCACGCAGACCTATATCAAGGACATGGGCAACCAGGCGAAGGATCGTGGTTCACGTGTCCATGAGTACATCAATACCTACTTTCGTGGTGGGACACCGCGCATCGTTGAGCAAGACCTTCCCTACTGGAACGCCTTTGAACAGTTTGTTAAGGAACGCAAGCCCCGCCCAATCGACGTGGAGATGACGCTCTACTCTGAGACAAACGGCGTTGCTGGCACAGGGGATTTTGTCGGAATCGTTGAAGGCTCAAGACTTCCAGAGGTTCTGGATTTCAAAAGCGGTGGAGCATGGCCAGAGCATCTGTATCAGACTGGAGCCTATCGCGGGATGCTGGTTGAAGAAGGGATACCAGTGGGAGGTACACGCATCATCCAGCTCAAGGATAACGGACGCTACAGCGACACTCTCCGTGCCACAGCACAGGAGGCAGAGCACGACTTCCAGTTGTTCCTGTCAGCCAAAGACCTTTATGTCGATCGCAACTACAACAAACTTTCAAAACTAGGTTATTTCGATTTCACGCAGGGAGGAGGTGAAGCGCAATGACAGATCCAAAGTATCAATGGAGTCGGTTTGTGAATGGTGGACGGGATGAGCAGTTCGTCGTTCGCGCAGACGCCTGGGAGGAGTTTCTCGAAGCTAAAGAACTTGTGATCAATCACATCAACAGCTTGACAAAGGTCGAAGGGTCAACCATGGCAACCAGTGACCGTGCCTACGTTGACAAGCAGATGGTGAGCGGCGATGAGGTTCTATGTCCGATCCACCACGTCAAGATGTGGGAGAAGAAAGGCAAACACGGAACATTCTACAGCCACGGGGAGAAACAGCCTGACGGTAGCTGGATGAACTGCTCAGGTAAAGGCTTCAAGTAGAAGCCGCAAGCGGTACGAGCAGGCAAGGGAGGTGCAAGCCCTCCCTACCGCTTGGCAGTGCTTGTGATCGCCTAACGCGCGTATCTATCGCCATCAGTGAAGAGCTTGGTTCTCGTGGGGTGCGGTTGAGTTAAGGCTATCAGGGTTGTTCATATCAGACATTCCTGCCTGACTCGACCGTTCCTCAGGAGAACCAACAAACAAATACACAAAACAGTGTATAATGGTATTACGTCAACCAATATGGAGAACAACGAACGCATACTGATCGAGGCACAGGCTACTGAGGTAGCCAGTGTCCCACGTGAACTGCTCCAGCACGAGACTGATGACGAAACGTACCTGGATACGATGTCGCTTCAGCTTGATCGCATGCTTCAGCTGATTCACGGCACACAGGCCTGGTTTGAGGCCAACCCCCAGTACGATCACTTCACCTTCTACCCGCCAACACCAGGCGATGATACTGCGCAGACCGAGAAGTACCGCTTCACTGTTACCCGCGACACGCTCCAGACGCTCAAGATCGTGGCTACGGATCGGTATCGTGATCTGCGTGACCACTCAGAGCTTGCCCATGCCGTGGCGCAGGATGTTGTGGAGTCGTGGAAGAAGCCGGAGGTGGAGGGTTAGACGATGAACTGGATCCACTGGCAACTCACGCTCTTGCGTGATCGAGACTGGCTACCAGCGATGGCCGTGACGCTGATTGACTGGATTCGATACCTGGACGTTTGGCAACAACCAATAAACGATGAATAGAACAATAAAACAACTGGAAAAGCTAGCCTACACCCTCGAACGGGTGCTGGAGGGTGCCAGGGAGATTCGCAAGCGACGCAGGATCGAGCAAACGATTGCCAGCTGGAAGCGGGTCTGTTCCGGCTGCGGTGATGAGTTTTTCCCCGTAATGAAGTCCAACATCCGGTGCGTGGACTGTCAGGAGCGCATCGTTAATCGAAAGGAGCGCGCATGAAAGCCGTGCTTCCAAAGCCTCCATCAGTCGGCACGCTGTGGCGTATGACGGGAAAGCCATTTCCACGTATGTATATGACGGCGCGAGGCAGACAGTGGTTTGAGGAGGCTGGCTGGCTCTGGAAGCAAGCTCAAGGCAGGCGCAAGACGATTACTGGAGATATAGAGATTCAGGCAGACCTGTACTACTGCCGACCAATCGATCTGGATAACTGCCTCAAGTGCTGTTGCGATTCGCTGACTAAGGCTGGCGTGATCGTTGATGACCGTCAGGTGGCTGGGATCAATATCCAGCGCTACAAGGTGGCAACCATGAAAGAAGAACGCCTGGAGGTGGAGGTCTTTGAGCTATGAGACACAAACAGTCAATAAATAAACATATGAAGCAAAGAACAGGAGGTGAGGCATTATGAGAAGTTTGAATCGAGCCGAGATCATCGGCAATGTGACGCGGGATGCGGAGTTACGCTACACGCCTCAGGGAACAGCAATCGCATCGTTTAGCGTGGCAACCAACCGTTCGTGGAAAACCGAGAGCGGGGAGCAAAAAGAAGACGCTGAGTTTCATCGCGTCGTCGCCTGGAGCAAGCTTGCAGAGCTTTGTAGCAAGTTTGTAAGCAAAGGGCGCCGGGTGTTTGTCGAGGGCAGACTCCAGACCCGTGAGTGGACGGATGAAGCTGGCGTCAAGCACAGCTCAACCGAGATTGTGGCGCACGACATCCTCTTTCTGGACAACAAACAAATAAACGAAAACAGGGAAGGGGGTGAGAACGTATAAACACAACCAACGTGCTCAAACAGATCAAGCGCGCCATCGACAGGGTTGCTGAGACACTCATTCCGCAAGGAAGCTATCTCTCAGCAATGCCGGTCAAACTCGCACTCTACGTGCTGGTGTTTCTCGGGCTACCACTGTTGATCCTGGTGTCCTTGCCCTACGGCGTGGGACTGCTTGTTTTGATCGGTGTTATCGCCTTGCTGATTTTTGGAATACCAAACTTCTAGGCCAGATCTGGGAGGCTCTCAGGCTACGAGAGCTTCCTGTACCTGAACTATGAACAGACTCACGGCAACAGCCGACATTACCAACGAATTTGACGAGGTGATCCTGCCTGCTGGCACGATCCTGGAACGCCGTGGTGACCACTACGAGGGGGTCAATCCCCAGACCGGTAACAAGATCAAGATGCATGCGTCGTGGGCGGAAAACGAGGTCTATATGGAGTACCTGGTAATGGAGGGCGATGAAGTTTAGGAAGAAACCCGTGGTTATCGAGGCGGTCAAGTGGACTGGTCTCAACCACCAGGAGATCAACGACTTTATCTGGGAAACCGATCCCCCTGAAAGGGAACGACACGGTTACGCAGAAGACGGGACTCTGCTCATCAAGACGCTTGAGAGTGGTCATGGCATGCACACGGCCACGATAGGCGACATGATCATTCGGGGAGTCGACAACGAGTACTACCCCTGTAAGCCAGATATTTTTGAGTTGACGTACGAGCCAGTCGGAGAGGAGGACTCTGAAAGAGCAGCGTGAACCGATCGACATCACGTCAGAGCGCGCAAAGCGTCGTGGCGTCAGACTGCTTCCGCGTGCATTACCAGCGCCTGAGATCGTCCCGCAGGAGAAGCGCATGATGGAGGACTGGGACACGCTCATGTGTTGTGGCAAGACGTTTACCGTAGCAGAGCGGTACGAGCAAGTTGACGCCAGGCATTGGGAACGCAACCTACCAACAGATGAAGATTAGAGGCAACCAACAAACGTTTACGATCACCTGCGCACACTGTGGAACCACTCAGGCAAAGCCCCTGCACCGCAAGCGGATGGGACAGACCCACTACTACTGCAACAAGTCCTGTGAGATTGCCTATAAGCGTGAGCATCGCGTGCTTGAGACGTGGTGGTAGTTGCAACATGACATAACACTCGCTACAATGTAGTTACCCTATGCCCAACACGGTCACTCAGCATCAGTCTGCAGTAGACAAACTGAACGCAGTTAAAAAGCAGAAGTTTGTCGAGGCCTATCGTCAGCTCTTCGGGCACATCACCCAATCATGTCAGATAGCTGGCATTTCCCGCACCACCTACTACAAATGGCTTGAGGATGACCCCAGCTTCCTCGACGAGGTGGTCCAGGCTGAGTCAGAACTCAACGATGATATCCGCGACGTGCTGATCAATAAGGCCTCAAGTGGGGACATGACAGCCGTCATCTTCTACCTCAAGAATCGCCATCCAGACTTCAAGCCCCAGCCCACGACACTCATTCAGAACAACACGGTGATCACCGACAAACGCAAGGAGTATGAGCTGGAGTAACTATCAACGACCGATCGAGAACGAGTATGACCTGATCGACAAATCAGGGAATAAACGTTCGTTTATGCTGAACCGGGCACAAGCTGACTTCCTCAAGCACGGCACGGGTCGAGACATCATTCTCAAAGCCCGCCAACTGGGATTCTCTAGTCTGATCCTTGCCATCCTCACCACCGACTTCATCTTCAAAGAAAACCAGCGCTGTGTGGTGGTCTCCCACGAGACCGATGCTACCCAGCGTCTGATGGACCGGGTCAAGTTCTACCTGGCCAGCTTTGAGGCACGCAACAAGATCAAGATCCCGATGAAGTACAACTCCCGCTCTGAGATCGTCAATGAGCTGACCAACTCCACCTTCTACATCGGAACAGCTGAGAGTAAGTCGTTCGGTCGAGGCGATACGATCACCAACCTCCATCTCTCCGAGTTTGCGTTCTACCCCAATCCAGAGGCCATCCTGTCGGGTGTCCTGCAAGCAGTGATCCCTGATGGCAAGGTGTTCATCGAGACCACCGCCAACGGCTTCAACTTCTTCAAGACGTTCTGGGATGAGACCAGGCGTGGAGAGCGACCATTCAAGGACCACTTCTACAACCCGACCTGGGAGTACAGCACGGAGTTTCTCGAGCAGAAGAAAGGCGAGCTGGGACGTCTGTTCAAGCAGGAGTACCCAATGACGGCAGAAGAGGCCTTTCTCACATCGGGCGACACATTCTTTGATACCGAGAGTCTCAGTGCTTATCTGGGCGCTGCTCGTGAGCCGATAGGGGAGGGGGTGGTCTACGCATGACCTTGCGTAATCGCCTCCACAACTGGGTGCTTGGGGTGAAGCGCTACAGGGGCAAGGGGTGCAGGAACGTTGGTGTACTTCCGAACGGCCAGATCGTGAAATACGACTGGAGTAAGCCGATGACGTACGTGACCAAGAGATACAGCATCAAAGAGTTGCTTGAAGAACTTCGGAAGGAGGGCCGTGTTTAGGCAGTATCGAAAAATTGAATCGAATGAGTTCCTCGTCGTAGGCGGGGACACCGCAGCTGGTGGAGCAGACTACTGCACCGCTCAGTTCCTCTCCGTCGACAAGCTCGACGTGCCACTCGTCTACCACTCAAAGACTCTTGCCACCACGATGACCAACGAGCTCTATCCGGTGCTTGAGACACTCTACGACACGACAGGTCTTCCTCCGATGGTCGCGTATGAACGTTCAAACGGAGGTTTATTTGAGATGGAGCGCTTGGCTGCTCTTAACCGATTGGGGAAGTTTGATGTCTTCCAGATGCCGACCTATGGGAATGTGCAGACTGAGGAGACCAAGCGTCTGGGCTGGGATACCAACACGGCAACTCGCCCCAAGATGCTCGCAGATCTCAAGGAGGCGATCGACAAGCAGTTGATCACTGGACTGTATGACCGACGCACGATCGAGGAACTCTTCGCATTTGTTGTGGTCAAGACCTCATCCTCATGGAAGGCACAGGCTGAGTCTGGTGCCCATGATGACCTCGTGATGGCACTGGCAATCGCCTGGCAGTTGTATCAGCTCGCAGAGAGACCACAGCTACCAGCCTCACTCACGCCACCAGCCTGGTACAAGCCAGAGAAGAGCTTTGTTGCGGGAAGGAGGGGAGCGTGAAAGCCCGTTACCGACTCGGTACAGGTGTCTTCACGACAGCTATCAATCATCCTGATAACAGGGTCTGTGATGTATGCGGACACTCGTTTCCGGCGCACCTGCGTCTTGACACCGAGAGTGCTGATGGCACCGTTCACTCCTACTGCTTTTTCGATTACAAACAGATGCTGGGAGTCCCTGCCTCAAGTCGAGTACTGCGCTTTGAGGACCTGCCCAGCACGGTGACGTTCTCCCAGATGGAGGCAGGTGGCGTTGATGCTGAGGATCAGATCGAGTTTGGCACTGAAGATGGGGTCATGGCTGATGCAGGCAAGGAAGACACACTCCTGTTTGTCCTCAAGACACTACCCAAGGATCGCTATCGTGTCATCACGCTGATGCTCTATCTGCGCGAGCAAGGCTTTGCCTTTCGCTATGAGGACATCGCCTCGATCTGGGGCTTTAACAAGGCGATGGTACGCATGACGATGAAGCGCATGCAGGCGGTGCTCAAGAAGGCTGGCATCAGTGAGGAGGGGATCTTCAAGCGTTAACGATGGGCTTGTACCCCTCTACAATCAAACATATGGCCAAAGACCGACTAGCATCCTCGATCGAGCAACGTTTTACCTTCGCCCGTGACCAGCAAACAGCGCTGTTTGAAGACTTCCTGCGCTACAAGACGCTGTGGAACTCCAAGATCCCAGAGAACGCCGACTATCCATGGGATTACAAGTTCTTTAACCCGATGGTGTTTGCCACCGTGCGCTCGTTTGTGAGTCGGATCACCTCAGGTAACGTCGGAGTGAATCTGCAGGCCTGGAATGAATCAGAGCGGCCCAAAACCCGCGTCAATAAGGCACTGCTTGAGTGGGAGTTTCAGGAAGTTGATCTGTTTCTCAAAGTGGCGCGCTGGGTCTACCAGACAGCGATGTACGGTCGGGGCTTTGTCCGCACCGGCTGGAAGTACCAGAAAGAGCGTCGCATTCTTGAGGAAGACGAGAAGGGCAATACCAAACGCGAGATCTTGATCGCACCGCGCATCAATCGCGCAGACCTGGCTAACGTTCGAGTCTTTGATATGTTCGTTGCCAACCGCAACATCCCCGAGTTTCAACAGCAACCCTGGGTGGTTCACCGTTACTACACCACGATCCCCAAGCTGATTGCCGAGAACATCGCTCGTGGTGGGACGGAAAAAGACGGCCCATACCGCTACCTTGCAGAGCTCAAGAAACGCGACTGGTTCGTCACCTACGCTGAGTACGGTGCCGATCATCAGAAGGCTGATGACAGCGTTGGCAAGAATGAACGCTGGAAAACCGGCGTCCTTGAGGTGCTGCTGCTCATGGACAAGGAAACGGGCAAGTTCCGCGAGAAGATCGCAGGGCACGATGATTTCTTAATCCGCGACGAGGACAACCCCGACTATCACGGCGAGTATCCGTTTGCTGACCTCCAGTTCTTCCCTGAAGATGATGAGTTCTGGACTCCAGGTGTCGTTCAGCCGATCGAGGATCTCCAGATCGGTCTCAACAGCACGATGAACCAGTACTTCACCAATGCCAGTCAGCAGATCAACAACATGTGGATTCAGACGGGTGGTAAGCCAATACCCGAGTGGGATCTGATCTCACGCCCTAACGGACTGATCCACGGCGAGGTTACCCCGGTCAAGCACGGGGATGTCACCGGCACCTCAGAAGTCATGATGGGGCGCTTTGAGAAGATGATCCAGCGCACGACAGGAGTGACCGATCAGCTGACGATGGGTGAAGCTGCACGGGGCACACGTGGCGCTGCATTCCTCCAGCTGGAGCAACAGAACATCGACGAGAATCTCAAGCTGTTCGTCAATCTGCTCGAACAGGTTGGTATCAAGCGGATAGCCCGTCACTTCCTGGCGCTCAATAAGCAGTACATCACCTCAGAGCAGATCGTGACAATCTCAGGCAGGCATGGCTACAACCACTTGGAGATCAAGCCGGATGAGGTGTCAGCGGCCTTTGATCCGATCATCATCCCGCAGTCATCCTTACCGAAAAACCCATTGATCCGTGCGCAAAACCTCATGCAGCTCAAAGAGCTTGCGGATAGGGAGCAACGAGTCAAGATCAACGCTGTGCCGATCTGGAAGGAAACGATCGACACGATGGGTATGACTGATCTGGATGAGATCGTGCCTGATGATGTTGGCGAGGCACAGGAGGAAAACGACCTGCTCAAGAAGGGCACACCAGTCGAGTGCCAGCCTTCTGATAACCACGATCAGCACATCAAGATTCACCAGTACGAGATCCTGGCGGGGCAACTCGATCAGGAGGCACTAGCCCGCTACATGGAACACATCAAGGCCCACAAGCGCTGGAAGCTTGCCGCCGACCCAGAACTCCTGGAGCGCTTGGCAGAAAGCAAGATGCCAACGCCGAGCAACAATGTAGATGGCATCCCTGATCCCAGACAGCCACAACCACAACCGCAGATCGACCCACTGACTGGCTTGCCAGTTGGCGCACAACCGCCTCTGCCTGGAGGATTGCCGGGCAATGCGCCAGTTGATGAGTTGGGCATGATCCAGCAGCTACCGCAAGGCGCACCGCCAACACCACCAGGAATGCCACCAGTCATTGATCCACTGCTTGCTCAAGGAGGGATGCTCTGATGGCCAAGACGACTATGCCAGCCAGTCAGTTTGACCAGCTCACTCGGGAGGCGCGTGAGGTCGAGGCGGTACTTACCATGCCAGGCTGGAAGCTGATCGAGACCGAGATCCGCGATCAGATGGAGCAGATTAAGACGGTGCTCGTTGAAAACCGTATCCGTACCTTTGAGGAGACGACTACGAGCGATACCAGCACGGTAACAAAGGTCACGACGGCCGAGACGCAGATTGCCGAGAACGCTGGCATGTACAAGATGGGTCAGTACCTGTTCGAGCTCGTCGACAAGATCGTGGGCGCACCCAGTGAGGTACTCAAGCTCCAGCGTAAGGGTGTCGTTCAGATCGAGAAACCAGAACCAAAGCAAGCAAGTGGGGGAGGTGAGGATAAATGAGTGAACAAACCAACATACCAACAGTTGAGGAAACCAACCGCAGAATGTCTGAACCGGTCAGACCGGCTAGCGCTGTCGAAGACGTCACACAACCAGTAGGGCAGGAAGTCACCACACCAGATGTGACGCCTGAAGACGCTACCTCACAAGCACTCAGTTGTGATCAGTGCGATTTCGTGGCAAAAACCGCAAACGGTCTCAAGAGCCACGCACGAAAGCACGTAGTTACACTTGCTGAAGAAGATAAGGTTTCTTCTGTGGAGTCAGACTCCGGCGAGCAAGACTCAAAGTAGCACGACGATCGAGTTAAACACCCCACCGGCACGTTAGATGAGAGGCGGAATCGAGGGCAACTGGTGAGCATCCATGATTGTGACTTCTGTCGAATCGTGAATCGAGAGATTCCTGCTGAGGTTGTTTATGAGACTGAGCACACGCTCGCCTTCTTTCCACTCGAACCGGCGACACGTGGACACACGATGGTGATCCCGAAGCGCCACATCGAGAATTTCCTGGAACTTAACCCTGCTGATATTCCTGAGCTCGGTACGAGCGTCCTACGAGTGGGACGGGCGCTTCGTGCAGTGCTGAAGCCGGAAGGGATGAATCTGATTTCCTCGGTGGGGGAGGTCGCCACCCAAACAGTGATGCATTTACATATCCATCTTGTGCCTCGTTGGGGAGATGACGCTGTCGGTGATATCTGGCCACCAAAAACGCCAACTCCCGAGCAAATCCTAGAAGATGTTGCAGATGCTATCCGTGGCTACTGCCGAACCGAAGCTCTAGAAGATCGCAACCCCGAGTAGAACAACCCCGATAATAACGATGACGCCATGCATCACCATCAAAGGGTTTGATTTGATCGCTGACCAGTAGGTGCAGCGAGAAGAGTTGCAATACTGTGACGTGTCCATGGAGAACATCGAGACCGAGGTGTCTGGCTTGATGGCGTCTTGGTAAAGCTCTCGGAAAAGACGTTCTTGGCGAAGGTAATATGCGTCGATCCAGCCGAAAGCGACGCCAGGTAACAGTGCGATGAGCGCTAGCCAAAAGCTCAGGTTGGCTGCCACGTAGGCGTAAATGGCTGCCGAGACGGTCAGCGACCATCCTCGTACAGTGAATGAGTTGGCGGCTTGGCGTGCAATAACAGCCTGGATGAACTCCAGATGCTTGATGCGCTCCACCGGCATGCTCACGCGCTGTTGCGAATGAAGATCGCTTCCTCCACCCAAACCTCGATGTTTTCCGCGATGGTTCGATATACCGCGTCGCTCGTCATACCCGCAGGATTGTATGTCTTGACGATTGAGCTCAGGTTACGACCATCCTTTAAGGAGATGCTCGAGAACGGATTGGCTCCCATTCTGGCTGTGTCGCCGTTCTGATCCGTTAGGTTATGAATGTAGATACCAACCACGCCTTTGCGGTTGTCCCAGGCTGATCTGATCTCATAGTCCACCCACGGACGGCTGGCTGTCTCGCTCCCGATGAGGACGATATTGCAGCTCTTGCCTCGCATGTTGTCGTCGATCCACTTCTTGATTGCCGCGTCTCCCTTGCTAGCCACCTCTTCCCACTTATTTGCTGTCAGCACGGGCTGACCCTCGATCGCGCCTATGTTTTTCACTTTAGCGACCCGCCAACTGTCAGCCTTGTAGTGAAAGCTGTAGAAGACCTTGCGCGCCATGAGTCGCCTCCGATCACAATGAGATCATCTGTTCTGTACGTTCAGCCTCAGTATACGTGAAAGGAAAGTCGTGCGTCTAGTGGACTACCTTAGCAATTAGCACATCCGTTCGTGCTATACTACGTGTAGAATTTTGTTCTATCGTACGTACGCGGGTTACGGACACGCATGACGTTCTATTGAAGCGAGGCATGCAATGGCGCTTGGTAGCCACGAGCCGGAGTACACCTCGATCGAGATCTGTGCTGGCGCCGGTGGGCAGGCACTTGGACTGGAGCGAGCAGGCTTCCAGCATCTGGCTTTGGTAGAGATTGACCCTCACGCCTGCCAGACATTACGCAACAATCGACCTGAGTGGAATGTCATCGGTCCCCCGACACTTGACAACCCCTACGCCGGTGATATCCACCACTTCTCAGCTCGTCCGTACTTCCGCGACGTTGACTTACTGGCTGGTGGCGTTCCCTGTCCGCCCTTTTCCGTTGCAGGCAAACAACTCGGTGACCTTGATGAACGGGATCTGTTTCCCCAGGCTCTTCGCCTTGTTGCAGAATGCCAGCCTCGTGCGGTCATGCTTGAAAACGTGCGTGGATTGCTGAGCCCGCGGTTTGACCATTACCGTGAGCGCATTGATGCGCAGTTGCGTGAGTACGGATACGAGCCACGCTGGAGACTACTGAATGCCTCGATGTTCGGTGTTCCACAACTGCGACCTCGAACGATTTTGATCGCCATGCGCGACACCGACCTTGAGCATTTCCAGTGGCCTGATGAAAACCCTGATCGGCTTCTGCGACCGCCGACTGTTGGCGAGGCGCTCCATGACGAAATGGCGCAGGACGGTTGGCAGGGTGCGTCGGAGTGGGCACGTGGGGCATGTGATATCGCCCCGACGATTGTTGGTGGATCGAAAAAGCACGGCGGACCTGATCTCGGCCCAACCAGAGCGAGGCAGGCATGGATGCGACTGGGAGTCGATGGCAACCGGATCGCTGATGTACCCCCTGGAGCAGATCACGAGGGCATGCCACAGCTAACTGTTCGAATGGCTGCGATCATTCAAGGCTTCCCACCAGACTGGCAATTCTTTGGCAAGAAGACTCCCGCGTACCGTCAGGTCGGCAACGCCTTCCCTCCACCAGTTGCAGAGGCGGTCGGTCGAGCGATCAAGGATGCGTTCATCAGAGCCGAGGCACGCGAACTTGCTGTCGCAGACTGAGACCCGGTTCACGCAAGCTCGTCAATAAGCGCGTTCTGGTTCGCTCCGTTGAGCGCATCATTGTGGGCAACGACCTCAGCCCATTGAGCGGGACTCATCTCAGCCTTCCATGCTCGATACAGGTCAAGCAGTCGGTTGTAGAAGGCGTCTGCCCGGTCGGAATTCGCCAGCTCGTACTCAAGATCCGCGAGACGATCATCTCCCATGAACAGATAGAAGCGATCGACATGGCTCCGAGCGTGAGCCAGCTCCTGGAGACGGGTGAGATACTCGTCGATCTGATCGTGTACCTGAACCACGGTAGCATTCCTCTCACTATCACAACACAACGATTGTAGGGCTCCTGGCAGCCTTCGCACAGATGTTCCAGTTGCACGAGCTGGGAGTTGACCGATACTAGCGGTCAATGAACACAATGCCACCAGGATCCTTGTCTCTGGCGGGAGGTGGGGATCGTGACGACGAGCTTGATCGTGTAGAGCGGTTCTTCCGTACCGTGCCGGATTTCGAACAGCGAGCAGGTACTGCGCTTCGCCGTGCCCTCGATGAGGTCATTGATGGTCCACGAACGGGGCGTTGGGATGTCGATCAGCTCTCCAGGCCAGAAAAGACCTATATCGGCACCAAAGTGGAGATCTTACTGCGTGCTGAGTTTGATCTGGGCACAGGTCATCGCATGGACTATTTGATCGATGGAGTCGAAGTCGATTCGAAGTTCACCATCCGCAGAAACTGGTCAATCCCGGATGAAGCCGTCAATCACATCATCCTGGTTGTCTCAGCAGACGACGATAAGTCGCGCTTCTCAATCGGTCTTGTTCGAGTGACCGACACCAATCGCAATACGGGCAGGAACCGCGATACCAAAGCAGGTCTCAACGAGGAGGGCAGACGGGCTCTGCGCTGGCTGGTGCTTGAGGGGAGACTGCCCGAGAACATTCTGCTCCACATCGATGAGGAGACGCGAACAACGATCATGGGGCACACCTCTGGACAGCGACGACTCGATGAGCTGTTCCGACAGGTGCATAACCGACCCATCCCCCGCGGGGTCGTCGAATCCGTCGCTCAACAGAGAGACTCATTGCGCCGGGCGCGTCAGTCGCGGATCAACCTGCGTAGCGAGGGCATCATCGTCATCTGTGAGACGTATCTTGACCAGCGTCGAGAAGCAGAGGTGCTTGGATTACCACTTCTCGGTAAAGACGAGTGGATCGCAACCCTAGCCCCTGACGGATGGGTCTGGCGCGACCGTTAACCACGCCAGCTCCACCTGCCATAATCGAGTATGGACGAGCACACCCAGGAGATCCCACTCAATGAGTGGCAGATCGAGACGATCACGCAACCCGCACTCGTCATGAACGAGCAGGGTAAGGTCGAGATGGGGGAGCGTCAGGTCAAACGGCGCTTCATCCACGTCCCACTCATTCCGCACCGCGTTTGCGCGCCAGACAATCACCAGTATCAGTTCGTTGATGGTGGCAAACGCCAGAACGGCATGGTGCTGGTCAAGTGCCGGAACTGTAGCGTGGGCAAGCAATTCGTCCCCGGTGTTCATCGCCTCCAAGACGGCAAGTTGCTCCCGTTTCGTTAACCCACGCCACCCGACCCGCCATAATCAGACAGACAACCACCAGCGCAGAGATCGTGCTCGACGCTGAATCTATGGTTGAGAACGTTGGTGATTCACATGGCAGCAATTGATACCGAACACATGAAATACGATGATGCGTCAGGCACGCTCACCATCCGCAACCTGGTTGTGACTCACGACCTCAGTGCAGATGGCGCTGTTGCCGATCGCACCAGTGAGACTATCTCAGCAAACGACACCATGGCTGAAGGCGATTCTGGAACAGTCAAATTGATCGACACTGACGCAGTGGTGATCACCCTTCCAGCAACCGCAGCAGGCATGACCTTGACCTTCGTGAACGTTGGTGACAACGGCACCGTTGGGTTCAGTGTTTCCCCAAATGCATCTGACAAGATCATGGGGAATGGCTACACCTCAGCTGATAACAAGGATGTGATCAACACCAAGGCAACCGCCAAAAAAGGCGATTACATCAAGCTCGTTGGTGATGGCGTAAACGGCTGGTTTGTCCAGGACGTACGTGGCGTCTGGGATCGCGAATAGCTCTCTCGCACGCATCACTATGCAAGAACCCCGATGATCCCTTCTCGGGGTTCTTTGTGTTTTTGAGCCTACAAAATAGTGTTCGCGCTAAACAGCCCGTCATCGCAAGCTAAACCGAGTACCTCCAGCCTGATTCGATTGACATAAGGCAATAGTTGTGCTATCGTGGAAGAGTGACGCGTATTCCTCTAACCCAAGGCAAAGAGGCGATCATCGATGATGAGGACGCCGCTCGTGTTCTCAAACATCGATGGCATGCAGTTCAACCCAGACCTGGGTACTTCTATGCAGCGACCATACTTCCCCGGCAGGCAACCAAGACGCCACTCCATCGCTTTATTCTGAACCCTCCGACCGAGATGCTGGTCGATCACGTAAATCACGACGGGCTTGACAATCGACGAGCCAATCTTCGCGTGTGCACCTATCGCCAAAACTCTCTGAACAGCCGTCCACGGAAAGCGTCAGGCCTCCCCTACAAAGGGGTCTACCGTGAGAGTCGCAAAGGACCGTGGTGTCCGCGCTGCGGGAAAGCCTGGAAGAAATGGAGAGCCGAGATCCGCGTGAACGGAAAAGTGCGCATCCTCGGACGGTTCCAATCACTCGAAGCGGCCGCAAGATCATATGACCGAGCGGCACGTAGGCTACACGGAGAGTTCGCGTTCCTCAACTTTGGCTCGTCAAATCAACCTGATTCACTCCAAAATCCCGAAGCAGTTAACGAGACATAGCAGCGTCGCTATACTACAAGTGTCTCCGATCAGAGACCGGGTTCGTCGCCGTACATGACGTAAAACCAATCGATCAATGGACGAAGATAATCAACCAATACCAGGCGTCACCCCAGAGGGTGGAGATGCACCCCAGGAAGACTACGCCACTTCCGAACATCAGGAGGAGACTCCCGATGCATCCGAAACCTCGCAATCTGTCGAAGGTGATACTGGCAAAGACCAGGATCAGGAAGGCACTGAGGTAACGGATCGCGGCACGAAAGTCGCCAAAGAACCCGAATCCCGGTACTACCAACAGATCAAAAACGAGAACGCTGACATGCGGCGTCTCTTGGGCGATCCCAAGCTTCTCAAGGAATACATGCGAGAGGTTGAAGGGACGCAGGCACCGAAAGAGGGACAAGAGGATGAGCTTGCCAAGATCGTTGAAGCAGCCACTCTCCCCAACGGATCAGTCGATGCATTGAAGCTGACCCAGATGTTGGATGAGCGTACTGCCAAGAAGATCGAGCAGGGGATGACCTATCTCTCCAAGAACATGAGCCAGGCGCAGCAAATGCACCGGCGCTATGACGAGGAGAAGGCAGTTGTCCGCTCAGAGCATCCGGAGCTTGATCCCAGGAACAAAGAGCAGTTCGACCCTGAGCTTGAGCAGTTCATCGCTGAGCGCTATATCGCGCAAGGCGGACTCGAAGGCAAGGCCTCACTCAAAGAGGTGGTCGATACGACCTTTACGTACCTGAGCAAGCAACGCAAGGCTGCCTCTACCCAGGCTGAAACCGAAATTGTGCGAAAGCGTGCTGGAGCAATCCCCACGCCGGGCGTCTCAGGCCAACCAAAGGATGATGAATCCAGGATGAGCCCCGATGAACTTCTCGCCAAGCGGGTCCAAGCCGCTCTCTCCAGGCGCTAACTCTATCCCAGGCATGTAGAAAGGAGTTGAAAACACACTATGGCAGCAGTCTATGGAAAACAATCAACCTATGACCAGAGTTCACTCGGTACGCTACGGGTTTCGATCGAAGATTTCGTCGGGAAATACCCAAAGCTGGAGCTACCGCTCTTAAACCGCATTGGTGGGGACATCTTCGAAAAGACCGTCGATAACACCAAGACGGAATGGAAAGAGGAAAACCTCAGACCAACCCAGGATAAGCTTGGCTCAGCACTCGAATCCACTGACGGAACCGAGGTTGTCGTTGAGACAGCGGGCGTCTTTAACAAAGACGATGTGGTGCAAGTCGGCTCAGAGCATATGGTCGTAACCGCCGTCGCTTCTGATGGCGTGACCCTTACCGTCTCTCGTGGATGGGCAAGCACAACCCCTGCAACCGCTCTTGATGAAGCCGTGATCCGACGTATCGGTATCGCAGCTCCTGAAGGCGCTGATGCAGATGGAGCCGTTCGCCAACCGTTATCTGACTTCTACAACTACACTCAAATCTTTGAGGACGTGGTGGAGATGACAGATACTGAGGAAAACGCGTTCATCTACCGCACCAAAGAGGGTGGATCAAACTCTCAAAACCAGATCGTTACCAAGCAAAAAGAGCTCTTGCAAATGCAACAGCTCGCCTACTTCTTCGGAAGACGCCATAACGACACGCTTTCTGATCGCAGAACAACCGGAGGAATGAAATTCTTCGTTGACACCTACGCTTCAAGCAATGCGATCGATATGGGTGGGGCAAGTGCATGGAAGACCTCATCAACCATCGTGACCTCAGGTATCTTGGAATACACCAAGGCGCAGGAAAAGATCGATGATGCGATCGAGACGATTGCTAACAACCGAGGAAAACCGACCGCTATGTACGTGGGCTACAAAGCTCTTCGATACATGGGTCTGTTCGGCTTAAACTCAGTTCGAAGCGAACGCAAAGACACCAACCGCGGTATTACCGCCGTCAAGACCTATACCTCACAGGTAGGGGAGCTTGATGTGGTGATGATTCCGGGCGTTGAGTTCAACGATATGATTTTCATCGTTGATGAAGACAAAATCGGTCACAAAGCGTTCAAGAACCGTGCATGGTTCACGAAAAAGCTCGCTGAAAACGGCGATAGCCACAAATGGCAAGTGCTAGGCGAATACATCTTCGGTATGAAGACCGTCAAAGCAGGCGCAGCTTACCTTTACAACCTCGGACTTAGCTAGTCATAACGAGGCTAAAGAGCCAACTTAAAGACCTCTGGTATTCCAGGGGTCTTTTTTGTTTGTTGACTTGACATAATCCCCCATGCTACAATATCACTACTCATGCGAAAGATAAAACTCACCAAAGGCCTGTCCACCATCGTCGATGATGAGGATTTTGATCGTGTCAATGCCTACAAATGGCACGCCAATGACAAGGGGCACGGCAACATCTACGCATACCGCAAGGAGTGGCTACCAAACGAGAGGCGCTACCGGAGCGTTGCTATGCACCGTTTCATTATCGGGGCTATCGGCAACTACCTGGAAGTCGACCACAAGAATGGCGACAAGCTCGACAATCGCAAGGAGAATTTGCGGGTCTGCACGCATCTGGACAATGTGCGCAATCGGATACTGCGTAATGGCAAGCGTTTTAAGGGTGTCTCGTTCGTTAAACGGCTGAAATCCAAGCCGTGGCGTGGATACATCCAGTATCAGGGGAAGTTCCGCCAACTCGGCTATTTCGCAACGGAAGAGGAGGCTGCCCGTGCCTATGACAAAGCAGCGATTGATCTTTTTGGCGACTATGCCGCCCTGAACTTTCCCCAGCGTTAACCTCCCAGCCTCTCGCCTGTATCATCGAATATGACGCTCACGACCCTTGAAGCGCTCCACGAAGCCTTTTCCGACTTCACCAATGAGAGCGCACCACCTGCAACCAACGATATTCGCTATCGCAGACGCACGCGCTGGTTCAATCGTGCCCGACAAGATATCGCTTCCCGCCTCTTTCTCAAGGAGCTACTCAAGCACGACACGCTTTCGATCCAGAGCGGTACGGCGACCTACACCCTGCCAGAAGACTTTGCCAAGCCCAACGGGCTCTACGTGTTGACATCCGCAGACGGCTCGATTGTCTACACCGATCCGTTCGAGAAGCGCGTGACCGTTGCTGTTGCGCGTGACCTGTCAACTGGACGCTACCAGTTGACGTTTACACCGACGCCCACCACAGATGACGAGGCACCGTACTGGTACTTTGCAGCGCCTGCACCACTGGAGGAAGACAGCGACCCAGTGCTTGTGAACGGAGAGGCGGTACTGGCCTTTGCCCTCAAACAGCACTACTTCATCAGTGGGCCACTAGACAAGTTTGCCGAGAGTCGTGATGAGTACGAGAACATCGTGGCTGAAGTTGCTGAGCGCAATGAGATCCCGGCACCTGGCACGCTTCCTGGCATGCACAACGTCTTGCGCGCACGACTCGGCACGACCAGTGAAAAATCCTTCTACAACGGCCATTCAAGACGCCGTTGATTAACCAACTATGCGACGCTATTCAAGACGACGATATAAATCACCCAAGACGCAGGTTCTGGATGTCAAGGGATGGCCACGTGGACTGAACACGCTGGTTAATCCCAACATGATCCGGGTCGATGAGCTTGCTGAGGCGATCAATGCGATCTTCACCCAGTACGGGGTGATCTCCAAACGACCGGGTACGTCACTCGTGGTCAACCTCGATAGTCACGAAATTCAGGGCTACGGAGTCTACAACCGCCGTGAGGACGATGACTCGCTCACCCGTTATCTCTGTGCCGTAGCTGGGGGCAACTTCTATGTGATCGATCCCGTAGCCAAGACCAAGACACTCAAGAGTGGTCACACGTTTCATACGACCAATCGGGTCAAGATGGTGCAGGGAGGCAACAAGCTCTACATCTTCGATGGTCACAGCGCACAGGTGTCATGGGATGGTACGACCTTTTACACACCGACTGAGATTGATCCGCCTGAGAATCTGAGCATCACAAAAGAGGGGAGTGGAACCGGCACAAAGACCGTGTCCTATGTGGTGACCGCCGCAAACGGTCAGGAGACGAACGGGTCATCTGCTGTCCAGCTCACGAGCTGCCCAAACCAGTGGGATACCGATACATACGCCAAGCTCGACTGGGATGATGTGGACGGTGCAGACAGCTACAACATCTATCGGGGCTCACCGGGCAATGAGACGTATCTGACTTCTGTTACCGAGTCGCGCTTTTTCGATCAGGGACAGGCAGATGCCAGCCAGTCGTTCCTGGTGATCGTGCCTGATGAGAACCGTACGGGTGGGATCGTCTTTTCGACTGGAACGATCTACCACGAGTCGATCGTGGCTGTTGAGAAAGCCAATCGCAATCGCATCTGGATCAGTGCTGGAGGCGACAAAATCGACTCCTTTGCACCGGGTGACGGCGGGACGTTTTACGACTATCACACCGAGACTGGTGAGGCAGTCAACGGCGTGGAGGTCTACGCCGGGCTTGGTGAGGACTTTGTCTATATCTTTCAGGATCACAAGGTGGGGCAGCTTGGGTTTGCTGCCAACGGTGCCCCGCAGGTCAAGGATGTCAACCTGGCTGTTGGCGCTGCTTCTGATGCCTCGATCGTCCTGTTTGAAAACGATCTGGGCTTCTGGAGTCGCTACGGTGGCTACACCCTCAGGATGGAACCCAACCTCGTCAACGTGCTCAGGATTGCCGAGCTGACCGTTCGCGTTCATCCAACCTACGTCAACTCGATCTCCCAGCAGGCACTGTCAAAGGTGTGTGGCGTCTATGACAAAGCCAACCACGTCATTATCTGGTCGATACCCTCAGGAGCAACACAGAACAACACGTCACTTGCCTATGATCCGGTGTACGTGGGCTTTTCCGAGTATCGCGGGATAGCAGCAACAGCCTTTATCAAGTTCGTCGATGCCAATAACAACGAGCACACCTATGGCGGGGACAGCCAGGGGAATGTGTTCAAGCTGTTTGACGGCACGAGTGATATGGGCGATCCGATCTACTTCCGGGTTGCTACCAAGCTCTTTGATATGGATGCGCCGTATGCCTACAAGACGTTTGAGCGTCTCTATCTGCTGTTCGGCAACATCCAGGCTCAAAACCTCAAGGTTCAGCTCATCAAGGACGGGCTGGAGGAGCTCAAGACGTTTTCGGTTGCCAGTCAGCAAGGACAGACAGGCTGGGGCGCTGATCTCTGGGGTGATGTGTTGTGGGGAGACTCCAGTGGCACGCTGGTATCAGCCAACAACCGGAGTGTGATGCGGTTTGTCGATATCTATCAGGATCTGTTCAATCTGCAGATCGTCTACGAGAACAAGTCGGCAACCGACACGTTTGAGATCCTGGGCCTCTACGTCCAGTGGCAAGCCTCTCAGCAACCACCACCAAGCGAGATGCGGGTGGAGTAACGCAGTGCCTGACGCACGGTAAATACCAACAGGTAGAGAACGGCAAACACCAGCTCGACGAGGTTGAACGGGATATCTTCAGGCAGGCTCTGCCCGGTGACAAACCACAGTACATCAAGCGAAAGCGCTCCAAGAACCACCATACCCGCCATAACGGGCACAAACGAGACGTACCATGGTATGTGCTTCATCATAGGTGGTGTTGTGGAGGTGATATCCATCGAAAGGTGAAGTAGGGGATCGCAAAGATACCCACAAAGCGTGGTATCCAGTTGACTTCCGGATCAGGTGAGCATCCCCAGTACAGCGCCAATAAGGCACTGCCCAGCAGGATGGCAAACTTCAATGTTTCTCGTAATGTTTGAGCCATAGAAAAACCCTTTCAGGTGGCGTCGTGCCGAAGTACGTAACAGCGACACCCGAAAGGGCTCTTGCGTACTTCTGTTACCTGGCGATGGGTTATCGCGCAAGCATCATAACATAAAGTTGACATAAACACAAGTAGCACAAAGCGTTAACGGCTCTTGAGGCACTCGCTACAATACGAGTATCTATGGCAGTCGGTGGCTTACTCGGATCTCTTGCAAAACTGAATCAATCAGGAATCTTCTCAACTGGGAAGCTGTGGGAAGGCACGCCGATCTCTGATTTACTCATTGGGAAAGCTGAGGCTGCGGGACCATCCCCAAGCTCAAACACACCAACATTTTCCAGCACAGATCCCAACCCATCAGGGCGAAGCGCGACAGTGATCGGCGGGACGCCAAGTTACCAGACTACTGGCTCGACAGGGTCGAGTGGTACGAACAACTCGATTCTCGATCAGATCGGCAATAACACTCGCAACGTCTATGAAGATCAGCTCAACTCAGCCAGGTCACTCTACGATCAGCGCGCAGCAGAACTCAATAACCAGCTCGGTAGTCTCGGCCGTGAGAAAGACACCATGCTTGATCGTATTGGTGCTACCTATCGAGGCCTTGTTGATACCGCCAATCAGACACTAACGAAGAATCTCGGCTTGCTTGAGGGACGCAAGGGGGAAGTCCAGCAAACGTATGATGTTGGTCGCACAAACGCGGCACGGCTTCTGGGCGATGAGCAACGCATGAACCGACAACTAGCCCGTGCTCAGAATCTGCTTTCCTCTGGCTACTACACCAACCTCCAGAATCAGGCTGGACGCTCAGCAACCGAACGGATTGCAGGCCTCAATACGGAGGAGATGAGTAAGCTGGATGCGATCGGGAGTTCGATCGTCAACGCTCAGACCGATACCAACACCAAGATTCAGGCGCTCCAGGAGGAGCAGGGGCTTCAGGAAGCAGAAGTCACTAACAAGTACATGACGCTTGCCAATGCCATCCGCAACGATCTACGCTTCAACGAGAAGGACAAGCTCGATGCGCTCGGTGCCGTCAATAACAGGATGGCGTCAGCTCTGGACGGCATCAATATGGCGTTTATGCAGTATCAGGCAATGGCTGGCAATCTGGGGAACGTCGCTTCTACCCAACGCTCAGCAATCGAGAGCTATGATCCGTTCGCAGCTATCCAGAACACACTGTCCATGCGCACTGC